ATCGAAGGAAGCTGCTAGCCGTATTCTCGAAATCCATGTTGCAAGTTGCTAATGAGCACTTGTCATGGAAGTTCGGTTACCTACCTCTGATCTCTGACCTGAAGTCTACCTATCGAGGTCTTAAGCGTTTGCCTAAGATCCTTGAGAAGTATAAACAAGGCCAGAAGATAGTTAGTAAGTCCTCGAGTTGTGAAGGCGAACTTTCGCTTTCCTTCACTGGGATGACGGGGGTAAGTATGTCAAAACCTACTACACCTGATACCACGTATTGGCACCCTTTTATAAATAAAAGTGTTCGCCCGTATATGGTAGCTGGCGTATCTGGTCGAACCACTCGATCTTACAGCACTAAGGGCTTTCAAGCTCTTGATACTGTATTATCCAAGTGGGTTGGCACAGGTCCTGTCGATCTAGCATGGGAACTTGTTCCCTTTTCGTTTGTGCTAGATTGGTTCATTGACCTTCGCCCTGTTATCGATTCTCTCGACAACACCCTTATGGGTGGTGACGTTAGCATCGATTTTGGATGGGTTACTGAGAAATGGCAATTTGACGTTTAATACGTCAAACACCGTTGCACAGCCCTATCGACTAGCGGGAATATAACTATTCACGACTGGCCACAGGACGATCAAGTCATTGGATACACTCGTATGTCTAAGTATCACCGGAAGGTACTGCTGGATGTTAAACCAACAATAACAGCTAGCGGAAGGTTTGGAAAAAGCCAAGGAGCGCTTTCGCTCTCCTTGTTCTACCAAAACGTAGCGAACCTTAAGAGACGTATAGGACACTAGTAATGCCTCAGTTGAGGAAACCTAGTTACTATAGCCCGCGTGGGCTCCCACGTACAAATAAGGAAGCCAAACCAAATGATCGGTACATCACTGGCCCTGAAAGGCCTAACGTTCGTCAAAGTTGACAATAATGAGGGCGTTGGGACGCTCTACCGCGAGATTTCTCGCGGCGTGAGTGTTCCCACTGAACTCAGAATTCGTCATCGACCCTTCGTCGACAACCGCACTAAGCGGTCCGGCTGGGAATCGACTCTGACGGTCAATCGTTGGGAAGCTCTGGCTGATGGCACTATTGCCATCGTGACCACGAGCAGCAAAACGACGCGGTCAATCACTGACACTAACGTTTCTGATGCGGATATTCTTTCGAATATCGACATCATGGATCAGTTGTGCAACGGAACCGCTGCCGATGCGAATGCTCTAAACAAGCGTTCTGATATCTTCACGCTTAGGGACGCTTAGTCCCTTACGTGAATTAGGTAACAGTTAATAATAGCAGTTACCTCCTCAATAGAATTGATGACCAGTTGCTGCTCTCATAAACTATGAAAGCAACACGCAAGTATAGCAAACGTATCGCTAAACGTCGACCAAACAAGACTGTGATGAAAGATCATCCCGGTTTGGCGCTTTCGGCAATACTGAAACGCCTGATAGCAGACATCTCGGTCAGATTAGGAGTCTCACTAAGAGCCCCCTATGAAGACTTGGATACATGGGTGCTGAAGTCAGCACCTCTGCTAGACAAGAAACTGTTAGAGTTTCTAGATATTCATGCTGACGGACTTCTTGTCCATACGTATGAATTCGATGGTTCTACCATCGTTATCAATGAGGGTTTTCCCTTTGTTGATAGACTAGATATATCTATGTCGAAGAAATATATCTCCGACATAAAGTCCCTATGTGTGCTATTCCCGGATTGGCTTTTGCCTCTCCTGGGTCTGGTATTCTCTGTTAAAGGAGGATCTCCAGTAGCCATAGGTGCTCTCCATCAGTTGCTTGTGTTTGGTTATAAGTCCGAGTATGAGCATACAAATGAACAAGTTGATGAGGCCTTCAGAGGCTTCGTCTCGACTGATTCGGAGTGTCTCAGCTGGCGCGCGTATTTCTACTCGCCCATCTGTAATTCACTCCTGTTTATCGAAGCACGGGAGATCGTGGCTCGCGTTACCGCGAACCTTAATCTTAAGAACGTTACTGGTCGCGATGGCCCTGGTCGGGTTTTCCCTAGCAGGTTGCCGTGCGATAAGTCAGCGTTCTATTCATGTTACGACTCCATTCGGGAATATTACGATTGGTCCGAAACCTTCATTGCCCTCCCCAATTATTGGGAACGGGAAATGAGGTGGAACGACAATCGTTTTACCTGTATAGATCGTATCGTCGCTAAAGTCACAGCTGTTCCCAAAGACTCTCGGGGTCCACGCTTAATTTGCGTGCACCCTGCTGAGGCTATATGGGTTCAGATGGGGCAGAGCGATCTACTATGTAAAGCAATCGAACGTTGCCCGCTAACTGCGGGTCGCATTTCATTCAGGGATCAAACCGTGAATGGACGATTGGCGCTTTCTTCAAGTTTAGATCGGGCAATGTGCACGATCGACTTGTCGGAAGCCAGTGACCGAGTCGATGATCACCTGGTAAAGTTTCTCTTCGGAGATACTTACCGGTGGTTATCGTGTTCTCGTGCCACTCATTATGTAGGTCCTGATGACCGTGTTCTCGCTATGAACAAGTGGGCCCCTATGGGGAATGGTTTAACCTTCCCCGTCGAGTCCCTTGTGTTCTATGCGATTGCTCATGCTGGCATACAACTAAAGCATGGTTCTGAAGCCATGCCCAACATGTATGTCTTCGGAGACGATATCATCTGCCCCACTCAATACATGCAAGCTGCATTAGATGCCTTACAAACGGCTGGCCTAAAGGTCAACCATAGTAAGACGTTTTCTAATGGATTCTTTCGAGAATCTTGTGGCGTTGAGGCCTATAAAGGCGTCGACATCACACCGCTCCGTGTAAAGAAGGGTTGGCGACTCGTCTCCTACGCTAACGGTGTTAGCATTTGCGACCTAGCCAAAAGGCTTAGGTTGCAAGGTTATCATCGGACGGCCACGTATCTATATACCGTTGTCGCTGAACGATTTGGAGTATTGCCCAAAAGCAATAACCCTCATTATTCAGCTATCTACGAATATGTAGATGTTAGCTTGTCGTCCCTTATGTTTGATCATCTCCCTTCACACTTGTGGAGAGAGCGTGATCTTAAAGCTAATGGCTGTTCCTTTTGGAATAGACACTGGCACATGTGGGGTGTTCAAGCTCGTTCTGTTACAAGGGCCGTAATGGCCCCCGAGAAAGATGATTGGTATCATCTACAGGACTCACTAATCAACCTCGAGAGGCGCTCTGCGTCTCTTGAAGCTGTTACTACCTTTAAGAGGTCTGATCTTCGTGATCCGCTTCCATTGGGTAGTTTTAGTGAACGTG